CAAGTAACTTTAACATACGTACCTTAACTATAAAAATAAAAACAACATGAGTACAGAAATTTTAGCAAGGTTTGACATCGATGATTCTGCAATCATCACTAAAATAGCGAAGAACAAAAAAGAGATAACTGAACTTAGAGAAGCCAATAAGGCTTTTATGACTGAGTATCAAAAAGGTTTGAAAGAATCTCAGAAAGCTATTAAAGACGAGGAAGATGCACAAAAGAAATTAACGGATGAATTAAGAGCCGGGAATCTTTCTAGGTCAGCATATAATCAATTGGTAGATGAATCAAACGAGCAAATCAGAAAAGCTCAATCTGAAATAGCTAGACTTTCATCAGAATATGATGTGAATTCTAGAGCCATGGCTCTGAATGAGGAGAGGATTAGAAATTTATCTACTGAGAACAGAGGATTATCCACAAGTTATCAAGCTGTTATCAATGCCCAAAATGGTTTATTAGACAATTATTCTAATGAAGGCAAATCTGTTCAGGAACTTAGAGAAGATAATTTGAAATTGATCAACGTCAGAAATCAAATTGCTACTGCAACTGATGGAGAATCGGAGGAAATAAAAAAGCTGAATGCTTTAATCGATGAAAATACAAGAGTAATTAACGCCAATGTTTCCGGAGACGAGCAGAGAATCATGAACATTGGCCGATACAAAGAAGGGATCTTAGATGCTTTTGCTGCTATTAAAGCGGGGGATTTTGCTGGAGGAGTTGATCAAATCAAGGAAATGGCCAACGGAGCTGGTCAGGCTATTGGAACAATGACCAAACAGGCTTTGGCTTTTATTGCAACTCCAATTGGAGCTGCCATTGCTGGAATTGCGGCAATAGGTACTGCAGCAAATTACGTTTTTGATTTCAATCAGGGACTTCAAGAATCAAATGAAAAACTTAGAAGCCTTGGAGTTAATTCTTCAGAGATTTCAAAAGTTCGTTCGGAACTTCAAGCCACTGCTGATACATTCGGAAAAGAATTTGATGACATTGCTACAAAAGCTAATTCCTTAGCTAAGTCCTATGGGATTTCAATTTCTGAAGCAAACAACTTAATTCGAGAGGGTCTGGCAAATGGGGGCGCAGCCAATGAAGAATTTTTGGATTCACTTGGCGAGTACGATGCCTTGTTTCAAAAGACTGGATTCTCAGCTCAAGAATTCATCAATATTTTGAATGAAGGAAACACATTGGGGATATATGCTGATAAGTTACCGGATGCAATTAAAGAAGCAGGACTTGCTTTGGATGAGCAAACTAAAGCCACTAGAGATGCTTTAGTAAATGCTTTTGGAGCATCCTTCTCAGATGATATTCTTAAAAAGGTTAGAACCGGAGAAATCACTACTAAAGATGCTTTAGCTTCTATTTCTGCTGAAGCAGAAAAAGCTAATTTGAATCAACAACAATTAGCTCAATTAACTGCTGATGTTTTTAAAGGGGCTGGGGAAGATGCTGGAGGGGCATTGGTTATTCTGAAAGCTATTTCAAATTCAGCAAAAACAGAATTATCTGATGTAGCAAAAGCTCAATTAAATTTAGCAAAAGCAAATGAAGAGTTCAACAAGGAACAAGCTAAGCTTTTTGAAATCGAAGGGTTTGGAACTATTTGGGCAAACATAAAAACTCAGGCTCTTAATTTTTTCACATCAGTATTAAGATACATCGGAGACTTTAGAGAAGCAATCCAACCTTTGATTGACATTGTAGGAGTTGTTTTAGCGAATGCCTGGGCAGCATTAAAAACGAATGTGTCTATAGCCTTTGATGTTATCCTTGGAGGTTTTAAAGTCATAGGAAACGCGCTGGAGACATTTTTTAATGTTTTCAAGGCTTTAGTCAATGGAGACTTTAAAGGTGCGTTAAATGCAATTAAACAAGGTTTCACTAACTTCTTTGATATTGTCTCTAATACATTTGCAAAAATAAAGAATGCCATCATTGATGGGATATTAGCTATTGTTTCAAATGTGACTCCTGTTCTATCAGCTTTAGGAGTTGATGTCGATGCTATATCTAAAAAATTGGAATCATTCAAATCTAAAATTCCAGAAGCTAAAAAAGTAAGTATCGAGGCATCTGTTAGCACAACAGAAACCAAGACCGAAAAAAATATAACCAAAGATAATCAGGGCGGACCGGATCCAAAAAAATTAGAGGAAGCTAGAAAAAAAATAGAGGAAGCTAAAAAATTAGAATTAGAAGCTCAACAGAAACAACTCGATTTATTAAGAGAAGCATCCGAAGAAAAACTTAGACTTGCTGAGTCCGAGTTGAATAACTATATCATGAATAATGCTTCGAAGTTGGCGAATGAAAAATTCCTAACTCAAGCTCTTATCCAGGAAGAAAAAGAAAGGTTGGATTACATCTCTGAACAAAAACGAAAACAGTTAGATGAAGAACTTAGAATAAAAAGAGAAGCTATAAATCAAGAGATCGAAGCGGAAAGGGAAAAACAAAAAACCTTAGTAGGAACTCAGCTTGAAAATTCTAATCTAATCATTGAGAATAAAATAAATGAATTGGCAATCCTGAAATCTGAATATTATGGGAAAGATCTTCAGATTAAAAATGATACTGAAAAAGCTAAAAAAGAGATCGATCTAGATTACGATAATCAAATCAGGGAACAAAAACAATTAGCTCAAGCAGTAGAATACGAACAAAGACTTTTAGATTTACAGATTCAAGGAGCTTCAGAATTTGCAATTAAACAAGAACAACTTTCTCAACAATATGCAATGGAGTTGGAAAAGTTTGCTCAAGATCTGAATGATAAATTCAATTTAAAAATTGCTAAAGATGAAGAAGAATATACTATCGAACAGGAAATCTTACTAGCAAGACAAGCAATTGAAGCTGAGCTTCAGACTGAAAAGGATGCCCAAAAGGTTTTAGCTTTACAAACTCAGTTAGGAAAATTAACCAATTTAGAGAAAAGTCATGCAGAAGCTAAGAAACAAATAACAGAACAATCTGAAGCAGCTAGATTAAATGCCATTAGTACAACCTTAGGAAACATTCAAGGATTATTTAAACAAAATACTGCGGCATTCAAAGCAATAGCCATAGCTCAAACAACGATTGATACCTATAAAGCTGCAGTTTCTGCTTATGCAGCCGGATTACAGATTGGAGGTCCTGCTGGTTTAATTGCTGCGCCGGTAGCTGCAGGAGCTGCGATTGCATCCGGTTTGGCAAATATAGCTAATATCGTTGGAGTTAAATTCGGAAGAGGGGGTATTCCGAATGGTCCTTCTCATGCTGAAGGAGGAATTCCAGCTTTAGTAGATGGTAAAAATCCAGTTGAAATTGAAGGGGGTGAAGCTATCATAAATAAAAAATCAACTTCAAAATACAAAGGACTTTTATCTGCTATTAATCAGGACCAGGGTGGAGTTGCTTTTGCATCAGGAGGAATACCGGGAACCAGTTCTTTAACTGGAATAAAAGATTTGACTTCTAATGCTTTCAATATGGATTCATTAGCTGAGGTTGTTGGATCCGCTGTAGAAAGAGGTTCTGCATCCGGAACAGCAACAGGAAGTCAAAAAGGGATCGGAGACTTAAATACTAACTTAAAAATTCAAGAAGATGCAAACTTCTAAAAGAATCATAAAGGGATTTAAAAATTTGGATAAAGTTTATGAGGGAATAAACAATTTTAAAAATCCTAAGGAACTAGTCGAACAAGTAGCATTGGAGAGATCAAAACAATGTTTAAATTGCGAACATTATAAGGATGAAACCATTGACTCTCTTAAAGTCATTGATCGAATTCCTGAGTTAACAAATAAGATGTGTAATCTATGTGGTTGTGTTTTAGCTTTCAAATTAAGAACTAAAATTATTGACACGGATAAATGCCCTTTAAAAAATGACTAAGTTCGAATTCATAAAAGATCAAAAAAATACTCTTAGGATTTTTTCCATGATTGGATTGACTCCTGTGACCGTTTTTAAGCACCTAGAAATTTATGAATTTTTCCATTCCATAGATAATGCTACAAAAATGCAAATGTATGAGGATACGGCATCTAAATTCGAAATGCAACCTAGACAAATAATGAACATCATAAAAGATTTGGAGGAGGAGATTAATCTCCCTCCAAATTCTAAAATTGTTTCCATTTCTATTTCTCAATAGGATTTGCAAAAATAATTGCAAACGACCTGGATGTCCTTTTATATAATTTTACATCATTATTAAAATCAACTAATTTTATTGCTTATGTTTGAAGTTAAAATATATGGAGAAATCGTTCCTTTTCAAGACAAATGGATTGAAGAGAATGGCTATTTTAACTTGAATCTTTTAGAAGCTCAGCTTACAAAAGCAGCAGGGAAACCAATCCTGGTTAGAATTAATTCTTTTGGAGGAGATGTTGAAGAAGGATTTGCTATGTATCAAGCTTTAAGAAGATATGCAACTGAACACAAAGTCGCTATTACAACTAGATGCGATGGAAGATGTGCTTCAATTGCTACAGTTATCTTTTTAGCAGGAGACACAAGAATAGTAAATGAGTATATAAGTCCTTTTGTTCACAATGCCTGGACTTATGTTGCTGGGGATTCAAAAGAATTATCTAGATTAGCAGTTGATTTGGAAGCAATAAACAATCAAATCGCTCAGCACTATGCACTTCACACAGACTTAAGTGTTTCAGAAGCTAGAGAATTAATGGAGAATGAAACTTCAATCACTCCTGCTGAATGTTTATCAATCCGATTTGCTACTGCAATCGAAAAAATTGATCGACCTAAAGCTCTAAAAAAACACGTAAAACCTTTAAATTCAAATAAAATGTCAAGCAAGAAAAAAGCCAAAGGGATCTTTGCAAAGATCGAACGCTTATTAGAAGGCAAGTCTATAAAGAATTTGGATGTGTACACAGACACAAACGAAATTCTAGACTTCTTCGAATTAGGTGAGGGCGATGTTCCTAAGGTAGGAGACAAAGCCAACTACAAAGACAAACCTGCAGAAGGCTCATTCAAATTAGCTGATGGAATGACTCAGTATAAATTTGAAGCCGGGGCCTTAACTGAAATCATGGAGGAAGATGCTCCAGATGATGGTGAGGAAGTCGCAAACCTTAAGAAGGAAATTTCTGATTTGAAAGCAGAGAACGAACAGCTTAAAGCTAAAAATTCTTCTGCTGATAAAAAAGAGATTAAGAACTTAAAAGCTCAGATCGAAAGTTTCAAAGCTTTAGCATCTGACTTCAAGGCAGCTTTATCTGACGATGATGGAAAATCTGACCCAGGAAAAAAAGCTTCTAAAAAAGAAAAATTTTCTAACTTTAAAATCAAAAGATAATGCCAGCATTTCAATTCCCTGGTTTGGATGAGCTATTAGCTGCAGCCAATACCATTTCAAAAGCAAGAAAGGCTAATATCAATGAAGTTGTTTTCCAAGAAATTATGGAAACATCTGATTTCACCAAAGAGCATTCAATTGCTACTGGAGTGGAAGCGAATGATATGGTGCCTATCATGGAGAAAGTGAAACAATGGGGCTTCCTTAAAAAGAGTGACATCACTGCAGGTTGTAATTACAACGAGTGTGCTGTTACTGATAAGGCAACTCATGTTTTTTGGAATCCTACAAAGTACGATTGTGAAATCATTCTTTGTTTAACTGACCCTTCTTTCACAAGAGATTTCAGAGCATTCTGGAATATCAACTGTGAGAAATACGACAATGATATTGACAACGTTTTAGTTGCTTACATCGTTGATCGAGTTAAGGAACATCACAACGAATCTCTATGGAGAATCGCTTACTTCGATTTCAAAACTAACACGTCTACAGATTATGCTGGGATCGATGGTTTATTTGTTCAATGGATGGCTGTTGCTACTCCTGCTAACACAGACCAAAGAGTTGTTATCACTGAAAACGCAGAAACAACTTTTGGAGATCAAATGACTCTTGCAGCTGATGCCGCTAAGAATTATTTGAAAGCTATGTACGATAAAATGATGACTAAACGTCCTCACTTATTGAAAAAAGCTGGATTGAAATTCGAGATCACTCGCGAGATGGCTGTTAACTACTTACACTGGTTACAGGAAGAAAGAGAAGTAAAATGTTGCTACAACATGAATCATGATGGAACAACTTCTTCAGGTTATTCATTAGAGAATTTGAACTACTTAGGTATTCCAATTATCATTCGTGATGAATGGAGTGAAATCGTTGAATTCTTATCAGGACCAGAAACTGGATCTACTGCCTATGACAAACCTCATAGAATCGTATTAACTTACGACGGTAACAAACCAGTTGGGACTTGTGATGAAAATCACTTGAAAGATTTCAAAATCATCTATGATGATGTTACTGAAAAATTACACATCCGAGTGAAGACTACAGTGGACGTAAAAGTTCCTTTAGAGAAAGACTTTATTTTAGCAATCTAATAAAATATAAAGATATGCCAAGTACTTGCGGAGCAATCATAGACGATTTAGTTTATGATTGCAACAACAAATCGACTGGAGGATTACAACAAGAAATGAAACTTGTAAATCTATCCGATATTAAAGACAATCTTGCTCAGTTTACGATCAATGATTCTTCTACTCAGCATACTATTTCTGCTTTTACAGGAACAGCAGCAAACTTAAATGGAGTAACCGTAGAAGGTATTCCGAATAAGCAATTGCTTAAAGCTGGTTTTGCTACTACAGAAACTGACTATGGGACTTTTGTTACTCATAATGTGGATGTATGGAGTCAATCGATTACTGAAAAATCGATGTTGTTTTTGAAATCCTTAGTCAATGGAGCTGAGGTCGTAGCTTTTGTCAAAAACAAAACAGGACCTAATAGCCAAGACGAAACTTACTGGGTTTATGGATTCAACAATGGATTGAAATTATCTGATACTACTTTCAACTCTGCTGAAAATAGTGGATCTTTCATTATTCCAATGATTTCAAAAGAACCAGATCTTGAACCAACACTTCCTTACAGATTGTTGATTACAGATTTAGCTACAACTAAAACTTTCTTTGATTCATTATAATATGGATTTGACTAAGGAACAATTAGCTACAAAAAAAGGGTCCGATGTTAGACACAACGGACCCCTATTTGATCTGTTCAAAAAGTACATAATCGAAGATTGGGGCCATATCCCTGCTGGTTGTTTCGGTTGTGACTTCAATAAACATTTCCAAAAATGGTCTCAGCCATATTTGAAAAAAACAAAATCAGAAATTAAAAAAAGAGAAATCATGCAAAGAGATTATATCCTAAAAGATGAGAACTATAAAACCTTTTTTAAAGGGGAAGTTCTAAGCAAAAATAGTTCTTCTGCTGAATGGGCCGAATTCGTTCAAGAAAATCCTGCTCAAGTAGAAAAAAGAAAAAGCTTATTTTCTAAATTACCATCATCACTTACATCAGATGCTGAAAAAGTTATTGAAGATGAAAAAGTTCAAAAAGATGAATTGGAAAAAAAGCCAGAATCAGTACTCCCTGCGGCTGTTAAAATAGACGAAGAAACTGGAATGGTTATTCACGTTGTGACTGAACAAACTTTGTTAGACAATCCAGGTCTTGCTGAGGAAGGAGTACAAGTTGGGGACGAAATCTTAATCGATCCAAACGAAGATACTGAAGTTATCGAGGAAGAAGAGATTCCAGCAAAAGAATCAGAAACAATTGATTCTGCTGCAGATGATTTCCAAGACGATTTAATGGGAGATGAAACTCCTAAGGAAGAAGTCAAAAAAGCTTCTAAAGGAAAAACAAAAAATCCTTCAGCTAAAAAGTAAAAAATTATTTATCAAAATCCCTTCTACTACGAAGGGATTTTCTTAATTTTGAAAAAATCTAATTTTAACCATGGAGCAGTCTAATCAAAAATCGAAATTCAAAAAATTTGTCATCGACATAGTTGAACTATTCGATCGATCAATTACATTCGATGAACAGGACAAAATCTATAAAAATGATTTGGATAATTTATATCCAAACCGAATGGAGAACTTAGAAAGAAATTCTAAGACTGCTATTAGTTGTTCTAGAAAGTTAGGACAATATATTTTTGGGAAAGGATTCCAAAATCCAGATTATGAAATGAAATCTAGATCTGGAGAAACTATAGATTTGAATGGTGCTTTATCGATGGTGACTGAAAGTTTAAGAACCCATCGAGGAGTTTATATCCATTTGAATTATGATATTGAAAAAAAAGTAAACTATTTTGATGTTCTAGATTTTAAAAAATGTAGAGTATCGAAAGTGGATCACTTAGGTTATCCTGGAGTTATCATATATAAGGATTGGTCAAAGAAATCATCTTTATTCGATTTATCAAAAGAAAAAGGAACCCAATGGTTTTACCCTTTTAATAAAAAGAATATTGATGCCCAAAGATTGGCCGATGCTCAAAAAACAAAAAAGAAAGTACAAACAGAGGATTTGATTCGACAATATAGAGGTCAAGTTTTATTTTTCAGTTTGGATAAGACTAGTATTTATCCTTATGCTTGGCTATCTGGTCAAGCGGTTTACGATGCTGATTCAGAATTCAGATTAGCCCTATACAGAAATAACTCAATTAGAAAAGGGTTTCAAGATAAAACAATGTTTATCTTAAATGGATTTGATGCCGGTACTAAAAAGGATTTTGACAAAACAAGTAAAGAATGGTTAGGTGCTGAAAATGCTGGAAGCGTTTTCACATTCTCAACTCCAGAGTTTGTAGAAGATCCAAACAAATTGATTGTTCCTGTACAGCTTAAATCTTCTTACGATTCTAAGAAATTTGAATTGGATGAAAAAGCTTTCGAAGATTCTATAGCTAAGTGTTATTTAGATATCCCAAAAGTTTTAATTAATGATAGAGAAGGAGGGGTTTTTGGATCCTCAGGAAATGCAATAGAAGAAGCTCAAAAATTATATTCGAATGGGACAGGATTTCTTAGATCAAAAATCGAAGATATTTTCTTTGATATTTTTGGAATTGAGGGGACTCTTATGGACCTTGTAAAAGCTGTAAATGCTAAAGAGATTCCGGTTCAGAATGCTGTTGAAATAGTAAAAGAGATTTACGGGATAAGTGAAGAACTAGCTAATAAAATGTTAACCATTAATAATCCAGGAGATGGCACAATGTAACTTAGAAAATATTTGGATTGACAAATCTGATTTTGATTGCATAGGTCAAGTAGCTAAGCATTGTGATTGGGATCAACTTTGTGTATTCATCAGAGAACAAAAAAATTTATTCATCATTCCGAAAATAGGATATTGCTTAGTAAAAATTATTGATGCCAATCCATCAAATGAAACAGTTCAAAAATTATTATGTGGAGGAGAATATGAAAAGCCTGATGGAACACCCGGATATTTCTTTGGATTAAAAAGAGTATTGACTCACGCTAGTTATGCCGCTTATATTTTCAGACACGGGATGGTAGATACTCCTTTTGGAGTAGTTCAGAAATTGAATCAAGACAGTTTGCCAACTCCCCTGAATGAGTTAAGAAGTATTAAAAACGAACATTATAATAATGCTCTTTTATATATGGATGATTTTAAAGCGTTTTTAGACACTTTTAAAGATATCCCTTTATTATCTGATTGTTTTGAGAATTCATGCAATCCTGGTCAGGATAACGCCCAGACACAAAGAAGACAATATTCATTTGCAAATATTACAAAAGATGATAAATATTAAAATTAAAAACGATACTCTTTTTACTATTGAAAAAGGAGTTGAGTCCATAGACTATCCAAGAAATTTCTATGCTCAAAAAGTAGACGGGACATCCTTTGAAATAGTTAATTTCGAATCGAAAAAGAGATTCTTAGTATCTATTTGGGATTTATCTAAAATCTTAATAGAAGGGAACTCTTATACGGATATTGCAGAAGCTGTTAGTTTGTTGAATTCGATTGTATATAATTCTGCTTCAGGAGGTTCTGGATCAAATCAGAATTTACAATCTGTGTTGGTACAGGGAAACAATTCAGATTTGGATATAAGGTTGGGAGGTTACCAGGTTAATGCTAGTTTTGTTTCTTATATGACTACTCTTTTTGGTATGTTTAATAGAAACACAATGAATTCTAATGGATTTGTTTTACAAGATAATACCAGCAAAACTAATCTTTTAAGAGAGTCAGGATTTGAAGAAGAGGTCACCTTATATTTACCCTATGAAAATGGGACTTTAGCTACTAAGGAGGGATCAACTTTACAATCTGTTTTGAATGCCGGAGCTTCGGCAGATTATTCTGGAGACCATGAAATTAGTAATCGATTGCCTACTCCTTTAGAGCCATCAATAAATGTATCAGTCCAAAACAATACATCCGGGAACAATGAATATTTAGTTTTAAGTGGAGGAGCTGGAGGTTTTATAACACAAGTTAGTGAATATAATCCTGAGGCAACCCATTATGGGGATCGAACTTTAGGGATTCAAGACCATATCCGATTGACTAATGCTAAGTATTATTTACCCGATGATATTGATTCTAGTAAAGGGGATTTAAGAATTGAGAACAATGGTGTATTCATTAAAGCACAAGACTTTGAGAATCCTAGTTCCACTGATATAAATGTCCAAACAGACGGATTGGATTTAATTAGTACAGATGTAGCAGGAACTTCTAACTTAAATGTTAATTCGGGATCCATTTCATTATCTAATACTAAGGAAGGAGATACTAATATTCTTACTATTGATTCTTTATTCACAAAAAGTGAAAAGCCAATCCAGATTAAGGATTCAGAAGCTGCGGGGTACGGGGAAATAAATTTCGGGGATAATACTTTTATAGTAAAAGGAAATGATGGCTTAAATTCTTTATTTGCTGGTCAGGGAGCTATTGGAGTATTTAATTCGGGTAATTTTACAGCAACAATCTATTCAAACAATATTGATGGAACTAATAAAGAATTTGATTTGCCTAATAAAACAGGAACTATTCCTGTAATAGGTTTGTCTGCCCCAGCTAGTTCTACGGATTCAGGAGTTGTAGGAGAAATAAGAATAACTTCTACTTTTGTATATTTCTGTATAGGACCTAATCAATGGAGAAGAGCTGCTCTTTCTAGCTGGTAATAAATAATAAAAAAAAGTACTCAATAAAAATCTCATGTGTAAAATGACAAAGTACATAAATGAAATAAAGTTATTTCTAAGTGGAATTGCTTTAACCTACAGAATCGACTTAGATATTGCTTACGCTTTAATAGTGTTATTATTCATGGATTTTCTAATGGGAATGTTTAAATATTCCATGGTTGATTCTCTGACATTTTCAATGAATGAAGCTAAAAAAGGATTCCTAAAAAAGGGATTAGTTATTTTGGTTGTTTTCACCTCTGCAATAGCAGCAAAAGGATTGGACTTGGATTTTTCCCTGTATGTAAATAGCTTTATGAAATTGTTTATTGTTAATGAATTCTTTTCAATAGTAAACAATTATAGAAGTATCAAATCTAACAAGGATATTAAAACAGATGATTTCATAGGAATAGCTATTGAGAGCGCGGGGAACAAAATGAAATTAATCATTGATAAATTTTTTAACTAAATAAATTAACCATGGTAACATCTGCAGCAGCATTGAAAAAATATGGGGATCCAAATTTACTTCAAACCCAACAAAAACATTTTATGCTTTGGCTTGTCCCTCAGGATATTCTTGAAGCTTTTAAACACGTTCGATTTTCAGCAGTAGGAACAATAGGATTTCCAAAAAAGATCTTCATCAATAAAGATTTCCAACCTGTTTTAGAAAGAGCTCTTAGAAATCTGATGGAACGAGGATTGACTAAGGAATTAAAAACTTGGGACGGGTGTTTTATTATCAGAACGAAAAGAGAACTTAAATCTCTTTCTTTACATTCTTGGGCAATTGCTTGCGATGTTAATCAATCTGAAAATCAACTTAGAGCTATTCCTAAACTTTCACCAGCTTTCGTAAAATGTTTTACTGATGCCGGATGTGATTGGGGTGGAACCTGGACTCGAAAAGATGGTATGCACTTTCAAATTTCTAAAATCTAATAATCATGATAACTCTAAAATTAATACAAAATGTAAAATGGATTCTATTTGCTATCCTTGTAGCTTTATTGGTTTGGTTCTATAAGAATTATGAATTCCAAAAAGCAGAGAACATTAGGCAAACTGAAAACATCAGACAAATCAGAATGATGGATAGTCTTAAATTTCATGTCCAAAATTTGTCCGCTGCTGAAATAAAAGATTATTTGGAATGGGAAAATAAGGATTTGAAAAATAAATTGAGCAGGGACAAAATAAATGTGTCCAGGATAGAGTCTATAATTTCATCTAAATTAAATTACAAAGATTCTGTAAATAAAAATTGGGACTTAGAGGATATAAGAAAAGCTATTTTAGAAAGTAATCCTTTGGAAAAGGAAATCATTGACACATCAAAGTGCTTGACCATAAAAGGAAAAATAAAATTCGACGGATCCAAATTAAGTTTAGATATTTCTGAAAGAGAATTCAAAAATAAAAATGATGCTGTTGTTTACTGGGAAAGAAAACAATGGAAATTCCTTTTCATAAAATCTCGATTATTCGGAAAGAAACAATTTACTCAAAAAATATACAATGATTGTGGAGATGCTACCATGGTCAAAATCGAAAAAAAGAAATAGGATTCTCTAGAATTAGTTTTCCTTTTTGTTGCTTTCTTTGTGAGGACCTTTTCGGAGGTCCTCTTTTTTGTAAACAAGATTCTAACTTCATAAACAAAATACACAATCCATTGTTTATCCCTCATGAGCCTTATCCATTAGGATATTCATAGAATAAACAATGTAAACAATAAATACCATTAAACTTATATTTTAAAATATATAAGGCTTAAAAAGGATTAATTATATAAAAACATCATTATAGTGTTATAGGAAACCTTGTTTCTATTGTGTCATTGTTTACATTTTAATTTTTAGGATAGTAAAATTTTTTTACATTTTTTTCGAAAAAAATTTTTTTATATGGAAAAAGGTTGTACATTAGCGGAGTCAATAAATAATCAAACATCGTTTTAGATATGAAACCTATCAACTTAAAAAAAATCATCCAGGACCACGGACTCGATGAAAGCATCTTAGCCAACGAATTATTTCCTGGTAACAAATATGCAAAAAAAGCTTTAACCAGAGTATTAAAAGGAGAATCAGAATTAAGTGCTACCCAAATCAGCAAATTAGCTTCTTTGATGGGAACGGATATTAATTCTCTTTTTGACACTAAAACTTGGAAATCTAAAACTCAAAAGGATTTAATCACTTTTGAAAAAGATGGTTACAAAGCTGAATTAAATACGAAGACATGGACTACTAAAGTCTATCATGATGAAACCCTTTTCCATGAAGAGGTCCTTCAGAAGTCTTCAATCACATTATCTGAATACTTAAATTTTTTAAATAACTTAATAACAAAGAAAGATGAATCAAGTAGAATTAAAAATTAATGTGGATGTTTCAAATCCAAATGAGTTGTCAGCTTTAACAGAATTACTTCAAGTAATTGGAAAAAGAGATTCAGCTCCGACCTCGGAAGAAATCAAAAAAATTCCGGTAGTAGAACCTAAAGAAGTTAAAGCTTCAAAACCTGCAAAAGAAACCAAAAAAGCTGTTTCAAAACCTGAACCAGTAATTGAGGAAGAAGTTGAAGAAGAATCTGAAACTGAAGAAACAGTTGAAGAAGAAACAACTGACGAAGGACCAACAATTACTTTAGATGACATCAGACCATTGTTACAAAAAAAGGTAGCAAATAACAGAGATGCTATCAAAGATAAATTAGAGGAATTCGGAGCTAAAAATGCAACATCTTTAGACGAGAATTATTACGTTGAATTCCATGAATTTTTAGAAGGTCTAAAATAATGTCAGAAGAAATCAATCACAGCGTTAGGGCCCATGCAATTCTTTCAGCTTCTGGAGCAGATAGATGGATGAATTGCACCCCTAGTGCAAGATTGGAAGAAAAATTTCCAAACGATTCCTCTGAATATGCTAAAGAAGGAACTCTTGCACATGAGTTAGCTGAATTAAACTTAAGATACCAATTGAAATTAATTAGTAAAACTGAGTATAATAAAGCTTATAAAGAAATCCAAAAATCAGAATACTATGCTGAGGATATGGATGACTATGTTCAGATCCACGTTGACTATGTAATCCAGCAATATAAAGCATCTGACAAAAAGACAAAAGGGAAATCTACTCTTTTAATCGAAGAAAGAGTTGATTTATCGGATTACATCGAAGAAGGTTCCGGGACTTGTGATGATATTGTCATTGCTGATAGAGTTTTAGAAGTTATTGACCTTAAATACGGAAAAGGTTTAAGGGTTTCAGCTGAAGAAAATTCACAATTGAAATTATATGGTTTGGGAGCTTATAATGCTTTTGGACTTTTATATGACATCGATACAGTTAAATTGACCATAGTTCAACCTCGATTAGATTCTATTTCTTCCTTCGATATTTCAGTAGATGATTTATTGAAATGGGCAGAGGATGAAGTTAAACCAAAAGCAGAATTAGCTTTTGCTGGCCAAGGAGATCAACAAACAGGGAACTGGTGCCGATTCTGTAGAGCTAAAAGCCGATGTAAAAAGTTAGCTGATGAAAATATGGAATTAGCAAAATTAGATTTTGCTGACCCGGAATTGTTATCAGATGATGAATTAATGCAAATTTATGCCGTATCCGGACGTTTATCGGATTGGGCCAATGGTTTACATGATTACATATTCAAAGAGGCTTTAAACGGCAAAAAATGGCCCGGATTAAAATTAGTTGAAGGAAGATCTAATCGAACATGGAAAGATCAAGAAGCTGTTCAAAAGAAATTATCAGAATTGAAATTCAAAAAAGATGATTTCATGATTTCTAAATTAGCAGGAATCGGAGCAATTGAAAAACTAATTGGGAAAAAACAATTCGAACCCGTCCTTGGAGAATTAATCATTAAACCTCCCGGAAAACCTACTCTAACTTCTGAGTCTGATAAAAGACCAGAGTACGGAATCAATCAAGCAATTGAAGATTTCTCAGAAGAATTATAAAAAAAAGTAAAAACAATTTTTAATTTTAAATTTTTAACATTATGGCAAGTACTAAAGTAGTTACAGGCAAAGTAAGATTTTCTTATGCACACGTTTTCACTCCAACGTCTATGGATGATGGAAAGGATCCAAAATACAATGTGTCTATTTTGATCCCAAAAACGGATAAAGCAACAATTAAAAAGATCCAAGATGCTATTGAATTAGCTAAGGAAGAAGGAAAAGCAAAATTGGGAGGTAAAATTCCTGCAACTTTGAAAACCCCTTTAAGAGATGGTGATTCTGAAAGACCAGACGACGCAGCTTATGCAGGTCATTATTTTATCAATGCCAATTCAGCTCAAAAACCTGGAATTGTTGATAAAGATATGAATGCAATCATTTCTCCAGAAGAATTCTATTCAGGATGTTTTGGAAGAGCATCAGTTAATTTCTATGCTTACAATGTTTCAGGAAACAAAGGAATTGCTGCAGGTCTTAACAATCTTCAAAAATTAGAGGATGGGGAAAGATTAAGTGGTGGATCAACTGCTGAAGATGATTTCGGCGGAGACGATGATTTACTATAAAAATTAATTAATATATTTGGGTCTTGATTTCATAAAAGACCCAAATATTTTCGGCGGGGAAGTGCTTCGGTTAAGCACGCTGGATTCCAGATCCAGAGGTTCACGGTTCGATTCCCGACCCGCCACTATTTAACAACAAGCAAAATTATTATGAAGTTACACATAGACGTTGAGACCTTTAGTTCTGTGGATATAAAAACTTCGGGAGCATACAAATATATTGAATCAATCGATTTTGAGATCTTAATGATTTCATATTGTTTAGACCATGGTCCGATTCAAACAATAGATTTGGCTTCTGGGGAAAAGATTCCAGAATCATTCAAAGAATTATTTTACAATCCTAAAATAGAGAAACACGCACACAATGCCGTATTCGAAAGATTGGCTTTTAGAGCAATCGGAATGGATTTACCCATAGATCAATGGCATTGTTCAGCTATAAAAGCTGCTTATTGTGGATTACCTCTTTCCTTGGATAATGTTTCCAAAGCTCTTAATTTAGGAGACAAAGGAAAATCTGCTACTGGGAAAGCTTTAATTAGATATTTTTCATGTCCCATAAAACCTACAATCTCTAATGGTCAGAGAGAAAGGAATCTTCCAGAGCACAATCCTGAAAAATGGGAAGAATTCAAGTTATATTGTGAACAAGACGTTGAAGCCGAAAGGACTATAACTAGTATTTTAGAAAAATACGAAATGCCTATTTTTGAAAGAGTTAATTATCTGATTGACCAAGAAATAAACGACCGAGGAATCTTGATCGATTTAAACCTAGCAAGAAACGCAGTTGAAATAGATAATCTTTTCGCTGATGAATTAACCTTGGAAATCAAAAAAATAACTGGACTAGATAATCCGAACAGTCCCGCCCAACTAAAGAATTGGCTAAGTCAAAGGATGGGAAAAGAAATTACTTCATTAACTAAAGACTCAGTAGATAATCTAATTCAAGAAGCTGGGCCGGGAATTGTTTCGGATGTTTTAAATATCAGAAAAAAACTTTCAAAAACTTCTACCAAGAAATATGTTGCAATGTTAGCTTGTGCCTGTGATGATGAAAGAGCTCACGGAGTATTTCAATTCTATGGTGCTAATCGAACAGGACGTTGGGCAGGGCGATTAATTCAACTCCAAAATCTTCCTCGAAATTACATTAAATTTTTGGACCTAGCAAGACAAGTAGTTTCAGACAATGATTTTGATTTGATGAAGATCTTATTTGATGATTTATCTGATATTTTATCCCAATTGATTAGAACAGCTTTTATAGCAAGAAAAGGGAAGACATTTGCAGTCTCTGATTTCTCAGCTATTGAGGCCCGAGTGTTAGCTTGGTTAGCAGAAGAATCATGGCGAATAGAAGTTTTCAAAACCCATGGGAAAATTTATGAAGCTTCTGCGGCAATGATGTTTGGAGTACCTATTGAATCAATCAAAAAAGGTTCCGAACTTAGGGACAAAGGTAAAATCGCAGAATTAGCTTTGGGTTATCAGGGAGCTTTAGGAGCATTGACTAGCATGGGGGGAGAAAAAATGGGACTATCAGTTCCGGAGATGGAATTGATTGTAAAGAAATGGAGAGATGCAAATCCGAACACAGTAAAATTTTGGTACGATGTCGAAAGATGTGCTAAATTAGCTATCAAATCTAAAAAACCAGTAAAAACAAAAACGGGGAATTTAACTTTCAATTGTGACGAAATGGTCATGACCATAGAATTGCCATCCGGAAAAAGACTCTATTATCAGGAACCATCTATTGGACTTAATAGATTTGGAAAAGAAAGTATTAAATACAAAGGAATAGACCAAACTACTGGACAATGGGTTAATATAGAAACTTATGGGGGTAAACTTACAGAGAATATTGTCCAAGCTGTTTCTAGAGATTTATTAGCTCAGTCTATGATTAATCTACAGGAAAAAGGATTTGAAATAGTTATGCACGTACACGATGAAGTTGCTTGTGAAGTACCTATCGAGGATGCAGAAAAACAATTGGAAATAATGTGTGAGTTAATGTGTACTAATATTCATTGGGCGAAAGGTCTTCCTTTGAATGCTGATGGATACGTAACACAATACTATAAAAAAGATTAACTTATGAAATTCGACGGAGTAATAGATATAGCAACTGGTTTCAGTGCTAAGTCAAAAATATGGAAAAACAAAAAGATCAAATGGTCTGAGTTAGTCAAAAAATTATCTGAAGAAACAAAAACCAATGAAACTTATAAAGAGTTCTTAACTGCTAGTAAACCTGAGCAATTAAAAATTAAGGATGTTGGAGGCTTCGTTGGAGCTTATTTACTGAACGGGAGACGTAAACCAAAAAACGTAGTTCACAGACAATTATTGGCTTTAGATATTGATTTTGCTCATATAGATTTTTGGGATGATTTCTGCATCCAATTTGACAATGCCGCATTCATTCACGGAACTCACAAGCACAGTGAAGCCAATCCTAGATACAGATTAGTAATGCCTTTGTCCAGAGAGACAACTCCCGACGAATATGTTGCAGTTGCCAGACAAATAGCAGGATTCATCGGAATTGATTTGTTTGATAATACTACCTTTGAAACTCAAAGACTTATGTTTTGGCCATCTACTCCGAAAGATATTGAGTACTATTATGAGTTTCAAGATGGTCCTTGGATTGATGTAGACCAAATATTAGATTCATATATTGATTGGAGAGACACAAGTCTTTGGCCTACAGCCGATAGACGAATGATGGAAATCGGAGAAGCTGCAAAGAAACAAGAAGATCCAGAAGACAAAAAAGGTATTGTTGGAGCTTTTTGTAGAACGTTTGGAATAGAGGAATCCATACAAGCGTTTTTAAGCGATGTTTATACCATGACTGATATTGAGAATCGTTTTACATATTTAAAAGGTTCTACGGCAGCAGGATTGATGGTTTATGATAATAAATTTGCTTATTCACATCATGGAACTGACCCTTGCGGGGGTAAATTATGTAATTCTTTTGACTTAGTTAGAATTCATTTATTTGGTCACTTAGATGACGAGGGAGACGAAGGTACTTCTATTTAGAAAATTCAAGATACGATTTTGCTGAGGATTTGGATCCGATGGATGATGAAGAAGAAATCTTTGAGGAAAACTTGGAGTGGATGACTGAATTGGAATCCGATGCTAAAGGGAATTACTTATCTAGTGCTACAAACATCAATCTTATTTTTCAGAATGATACCAGACTAAAAGGAGTATTTAAACAAAATAATTTCGACAATAAGAGATACATTTTCCAAAGTTTACCATGGAGAAGAATTGACAAATGTGAGCCTATAAAAAACGTTGATTATTCAGGTATCAGAAACTATATTGAAAGTATTTATGGAATTGCCAGTTCCTTAAAAATAGATGATTCTTTAGCTTTAGAATTCGAAAGAAATTCGTACCATCCTATAAAGGACTATTTAAGGAATTTGAGATGGGACCGAACTGAAAGATTGGATTATTTACTTCTAGATTATTTCGGAGCTGAAGACAATTTGTATCACAGAGAAGCAATCAGAAAAATGTTAGTTGCTGCAGTTGCTCGAATAATGAATCCAGGATGTAAATTTGATTTGGTATTAACCTTAGTTGGAGAACAAGGTACTAAGAAAAGTACATTCATTAAAAAATTAGGGAAAGAATGGTATTCCGATACATTTATGACTGTACAAGGAAAAGAGGCTTTGGAACAAATTCAGGGAGCTTGGCTAATTGAAATGGCGGAGCTTTCAGGATTAAGAAAAGCAGAAGTAGAATCAGTCAAACATTTCATCAGTAAACAAGAGGATATGTTCAGGCCAGCCTATGCAAGAGCTGCGGAGACATTTCCAAGGCAATGTGTATTTTTTGGAACTACAAATAAAAAGGATTTCTTAACTGACCCTTCTGGAAATAGAAGATTTATGCCTGTTGATGTCATAAAGTCAAATATTAAAAAAGATGTCTTTTCTGATTTGGATTCTGAAGTAGATCAAATATGGGCAGAAGCTTATTATTTATTCCAGAAAAAAGAATCTCTATTCTTATCTAAAGAAGCAGAAACTATAGCAAGAAACGAACAGATCAACCATAGTGAAATGGATGAAAGAAAAGGAATCATAGAACAATATTTGGATCGTAAACTTCCTAACGATTGGGATCTGAAAGATATTTTCGAAAGGAAAGAATTTTTGATGGACCCCTTATCTGGAGGAGATCACACTAAAGACGCAGTTTGTATGGCGGAGATCTGGTGTGAGTGTTTAGGAAAAGACAAAGATTCTATGAATAGATATAATACTCGGGAAATTAATGACATCATGAAAAGCATGGAGGGTTGGGAATATGTTAATTCGACTCGAAACTTCAAAATCTATGGCAAACAAAAATATTACATCAGAAAACTCGACTAAGATAACTACAGCCCCAAAATTATCGGATGGAAGTATTTACGTGATTTACAGGGATGATGGTCATGAGGTGGAAGTCCATTTGAGTAATGATGTAATAAAAGCTAAGATCTTCAAATTAACTCAAGCAGAAGAAAATTATTTTTTAAAAATACTCGAGAATGGCGATTATAGAAAGCGAAAAAAAGATTGAAATAAAATTAAGTTCAGAAGTTAAAAGGCTAGGAGGAATGACACTAAAATTACTCTCAACGCATTTTACTGGATTACCCGATAGGATTTGCTTGTTTCCTGGAGGTCGCCTAGCCTTTATTGAACTTAAAACAACTAAGAAGAATCCTTCCAAAATTCAGATCCACGTCCATAAGACGCTTATAAGGCTCGGTTTTGATGTTAGGGTGATTGATACATCAGAAGGAATAAATAAATTGATTAACGATTATGAATGAATCAAATTTACATGGTTATCAACGCAACAGTGTTAGCCATATTTTACACAATGATTTTTCTGGATTGTTTTTAGATATGGGACTTGGTAAAACTGTTTCAACTCTTACGGCAATTCACAAATTATACTGGGAGGAATTAGAAATTGAAAAAGTCTTGATTATAGCACCTAAAAGAGTTGCTGAAAATGTTTGGAGTTCTGAGATTAAAAAATGGTCACATTTACAAAATCTAAAATTAGAAGTTGTTTCTGGAAATCCAAAAAAGAGAATTGAAATTCTGAACAGAAAAGCCCAGATTTATACTATAAGCAGGGACAACTTAGCTTGGCTTTGTGCTCATTATGGGGGATTGACATTACCTTTTGATATGTTCGTAATCGATGAATCTAGTAGTTTTAAGAATCATGATTCCATAAGATTCAAATCGTTCAGGAGAGTGCAACCATCTTTTAAAAGGGGAGTACTTTTAACCGGAACTCCAGCACCAAATGGCTTGATTGATTTATGGGCTCAAATTTTCCTATTGGATAGGGGAGAAAGATTGGGAAAAACTATAACTCAATTTCGTGAATCCTTTTTTAAAGTTGGAGATAGGAATGGTCACATCGCTTATAATTATATTCCAACCGAAGAAGGTGAAATTAGAATCAAAGAAAAGATTGGTGATATTTGTATAAGTATGAAAGCCGAAGACTATTTGGATTTACCTAAAAGGATTGACAATTTCATCAGGTTAAAAATGCCAGATGATTTGAAAAAAGCTTATAGAGAATTCGAAAGAGAAAAGATCTTAGATTTATTCGGAGAAGGGAAAGAAATAACTGCCGTTAATTCTGCAGCATTATCAAACAAATTACTTCAATTTGCTAATGGTGCTATATATGACGCCGAAAAAAATACTCACATAGTTCATGAGATCAAATTGGATGCACTGGAAGAAATCCTGGAAACATCAAATGGAAAGCCCGTTCTTTTAGCTTACACATATCAGTCTGACGCTATCAGAATATTAGAACGTTTTAAAAAATATAAGCCAGTAAAATTGAAAGACAACCAGGATATTGACAATTGGAATGCTGGTAAAATTCCTTTGATGATAATGCACCCAGCTTCAGGAGGTCATGGTCTTAATTTACAAGCTGGAGGAAATATAATCGTTTGGTTTGGTCAAACCTGGTCATTAGAATTGTATCAGCAATTCAATGCGAGGTTAGATAGGCAAGGACAAACTGATAGTGTTATCTGTCACCATTTGATCTTAGAAGGTTCTATGGATGAAGATGTTTTGAACTCATTAAATAATAAGGATAAAACACAAGAAGGACTTATGGCTGCAGTTAAATTCAGAATTGAAAAATATCTTAAGTAAAATTTTTTTACATTTTTTTCGAAAAAAATTTTTTTATCTGGAAAAAGGTTGTACATTAGCGGAGTCAATAAATAATCAAACATCAAAAAATATGGCTTACGTAGTATTATTAAAAACTGGATATTATTTATCTAAAAACAACAGAACTCAAGTAGATATTCAAGTAGCAGAAATGGAAAAAGCTACTAAATATGGAACTAAACAAGAAGCATCATCGGCCCTTAGATTATATAAACAAGTTTCTGGAGATGTATCTATGTCAGGAGTTCTAAGAAAATTCAAATAAATGTTTAAGATTCTGAGTCATAAGAAAAATTGCAATGCTCATAGATGTACAAATGAGAAAGCTAAAAAAGATAGATTTTGTAGTAAACATCGAAAAAGATACACTAAAGAAATTGATCCAGAAGCTTACCATTTTGAAATCTTAAGATCCAATGCAAAAAGAAGGAAAAAAGAATTCGGATTAACTTTAGAAGAATTCAGAAAATTCTGCTCAGAAACAAATTACATACAATTAAAAGGACGAAGTAAAAATTCTGCAAGTATAGATCGTAAAGATCAAAATAGGGGATATTTTTATGACAACTTACAAATATTAACAGTATCAGAAAATAGCTCAAAATACCATTCTGATTGTAAAAATAATGACCAAGACGATTTACCATTTTAAAAGTTAAACTATATGTCAAGCAACTACGACGAAAAAGGAAATGCCACCCACTATGCTGACAATCGAATCAACATGATTCGAATGCTGGAACAAATTTGGGGAACCGAGGTAACAATGAAATTCTGTGAAATGAATGCTTTTAAATACAGAATGAGACTCGGAAAAAAAGACGATCCAAAATTGGAACTTATCAAAATTAATTGGTATGAAGCTATGGCATCTTTTTTAAGGTTAAAAATACAAGATGTAAATTCTGTGAATGGCTTACCGAATGGAGATTCGGGAATGTTCGAAGGATTTGACGAATTTTTAAAAAACTATTCTCATGAATAAGATTTTTCCAGGACCATCAAAATTGATCGAAGAATGTGGAAAAGCTTTTTTCGGACCCCGAGCTAAAAAAATCAAATCCCCTGTTTGGCAAGGAATTAAAAATATAACTCCTATGATAGAACTTTTTGACAATTCATATAGAATGAATTTGATAAATGATTTGGAGGAACTAAAGAAGGAATGTGACCCCGATTTACCCTGGGCCGATGACCATTTTGACGAACGAGTTGGACGCTCATCAACTAATCCGGGTCATACCTTCAAATATTGGCCATATTACAGAGAGGATTCATATCGAGATGGAATTTTTACTCACACTTATCAAGAAAGATTTTGGCCAAAATATGCTGGGTATACTCCGCAAAGACCTGATTACATTCAACGAACAGAAGTAAAACCTAATGGAGGAATCCGATTCGAATACGGGGACTTAGACGATGTGGTTAATCACTTATTTGACAACCCTGATTCTAGACAAGCTTATTTTCCAATTTGGTTTCCGGAAGATACGGGAGTAAATCACAAAGGACGTGTCCCTTGTTCTCTTGGGTACTTATTTTCTTACAGGGATGGATTTCTACATATATCCTACGATCTTAGAAGTTGTGACTACATCAGACATTTTAGAAATGATGTCTATTTTGTAAACCGATTAGGTCTTTGGTTTTTAAATGAATTAAGATCTAGACCTCAGGAAAATATAGATTGGAATAAAGTTAAGTTAGGATTTTTATCTTTACATATTACATCATTCCATATTTTTGAATCAGATAAATACGAACTAAATAAAAGACTAAATAAATGAAAATACTTGGAGTAGTAGATGGAATTGGATCCATGATGGTAGGAGCCAGAGGAATCCATGAAATAATTGGGAATATAGAATGGAGACCTTATTATCATACAGGAACATTCGAACACAATTTCCCTGAATCATTCATGAGAAAAAAATGGGATGATTTAACTGAGGAAGAACAATCAAAAGCTAAAGAAGCTGATTTGGTAATCGGTCACCCTGAATGTGGAAATTTTAGTATCTTGAACACTAGAAGTTACAATGCCAAAAATTCCTTGGATATCCCTTTCTTTGTTGACATAGTTAATAAAGTAAAACCTAAATTCTTTTTAGCTGATAATCTTCCAAAATCTTTATTGAGTTTCTCATTATTAGAATGGCATGAAGAAACAGAAAACGATTACGATGTTTATCCTTTATGGGTTTCAAATTTTGGATATGGGAATTCTCAAAAGCATAGAAATAGGCTTTTCATTTTCGGAGTTAGAAAAGATCAAGATTTTACATTCGTTCCGGATGAAAGAGAACACGATACAAGAGTTGAGGATTTGGTTTGGGATTTACCTCCGGAGGGAGATCCAAGTATTAATCACATTTTCAAAAAAGATTCTGACCCCATGCCCGGATTTTCTAAATATTATTTTACTGGTAACCATGGAGCGGATAGAGGTCCAATGACTTTTGAAGAATTTAAGAACAACATCATATTAGATGGAAAAACTATTTGTATATATAATTCCAAAGGAGAACTAAAGAAAAGACCTGGATTCTTAGTTAGACAAAAATCCGAATTCGCTTTAACTCTTTCAGGTGGCGGATGGTCAGGAGCGGACAACATTTACGACGCTGAAACTAAACAACCTCTGACAATCAGAGAAAGAGCTAGAATCCAAGGATTTCCCGATGATTTCATTTTCAAACCTTTGAATTATAATGAAGACAAAACAATGTACAATTGTTTGATCAAACAAAAT